ATGAAAGCTCTATGTACTACCTTAATTGTATTCTGTTCTGCGTTAACGAGCTTAAAGGCTCAAGAAAGTTCATTGGCAAAAGCAAATCCCGTCAAATTTGGTGTGTTTGCTGGCTTGAACTATACAAATGACGTTTCGGCTTATTCAGGTATTAAGTCACTATCGAGCTTCCTGGCTGGTGTTGATATTCAGTACACCTTAACAAATAGAACATCTTTACATCTCCAACCATCCTGGACACAGGCCGAGTCTGAATCTAACCAGGCTGCTCTAAGTATCAGTACATTTAAACTACCCCTGCTGTATCGATATTATATCTCCCCGAATCAAAAACAGTTTTTTGTTCAAGCGGGATTCGGATATAATTATCTTACCAACAGTAACTTGCGTTTGCGTTATGATATTTACTGTATACAGGCACCCTGTCCAAACCTAGGGCCTGATACCCCATCCTCAAACAAGTCTGCTGTGAGTGGAATGGCAGGTATCGGCTATACTATCGAATTGGGGAAAATTAGTGTTCCAATTACACTACAATATGAACGGAACTTAAGTAACTACGAATTTTCTCCTGCTAGTTGGTTGGACCCTAGTAAGACTGCTGGAGGACCAACGCGTGTGCAACTTGAGAGTTTTGCCCTCACAACAGGGATTAACTTTTGACAATCTACTTCACAAGATAGTCCGTCCTTTACCTTCCTCTTTTTGAGGCTCAACTTTGACCAAATCAAAGTTGAGCCTTTTTTTATGCCTACTAATTTATTCATTGACCCCCTAAATACCAGTCTGGCCTTTTTGCCGGTGCAATTCTCCCGGAATAAGATAGAACAGGTAATGGATCCGGCCAATACCAGTCTACCAAGCCGCGACGGGTTACGCTATTTCCTGGAGCTCCTAATACCCAACTTTGCCGGATCGACCACCTTTGAGCGATTGGTAAAAATGCCAGGCTCCGAAAAGCCACCAACCAATCAGGCCGGAATGGTGGTGTATGAAGGGGCATTTTTCCAGTTAGATGAGCTCTTAGACGGGTTTTTGTCCTTCACAAAGCCAGCCTTTGGGGCCAAAGATATGGCCATTATTTCCACGCTCACCATGCCCTATATTGTGAAGGAATCGGTAGAAAATAACGGCGTTCTGCTGGCCGAATCGGTCAAACAGAATGCCAGCCAGTGGCTCCTTAAAGCCGGTTTGAATGAGCGGGATTTTCTGGCCTGGGGCAGCTCATTCTTTACCAGCTACATGAGTGAGAACCGGCCATTCTTAACCTGGCAACCGGATGGCAAAACCATTGGCGAGAACCAGCAAGAGTATGTATACTTTCTGCTGAATTTCTCCCCAGCACCGGCCAGCATCATTAGGCGCTACCGGGTGCACTACACCAATGGCACCTACGAAACGCTAGAATACGGGGCATTGTCTGGTGGTCAGCCGTTCCAGGTGGTGAGCGTGCCCGTCCATCCGGCAGCGCTGAACCTAAACCCTGCAATGGTGGATTACTATGAGGTTTGGCTGGCCGATCAGGATCGAAACCGATTGAGCCAGGTACGCACCTACCGAGTAGACCACAGCTATCGAAGCCAGGAGCGATGGCTTTTGTTTGCCAACAGTTTAGGCGGGTGGGATACCATGCGGCTACTTGGCGAGGGAGCCGAAACCTTAACTACTGAGCGGACTACGGCAGAGCTGGAGCGGCCTGCCGGAGCCCCTGCCGACTATTCCGAGTTACGGGTAATTCATTTGGTGGGCTCCCGAGAGATTACCGTGAGTACGGGCTATTTTGAGCAGGCAGCACACCACCAGCTCAAGTATTTAGACGAGCTCATGTTATCGAAAGAAATCTACCTGGTCGATAGCAGGGGCCACCAGGCTTTGGAAATGGTCACGAATAGCCTGGTAGACAAAGAAGATAACACGGATCTACTGGCTCGAAACTTTACCTTTCGATTCAGCACCCCACAGATGAACCATTCCACCATGCCAGCCGCACCGGCCACCCCGGCCAGACCTATGAAATGGCAGGGGGCCGGGGTGGTGCAGATTCTGGACAGTTATGGCAAACGAACCGGAAAAGGGCGCTCGCTGAAACTCCAGCGGTACTATGCCGACACGAACACGCTGTTTAAACCCATTACCGAAAAGCCAAACCAGCCGGGAGATCCTGACTACATCGAAAGCTTACCCTTACCAGGCGTAGTGGCCGGATCCACGCCCTACCCAAGCCAGGCACTCACCCGAGTAACCACCTACAAACGGACGACGTGCACAGGTGGCGACATTGGCGACGTGGCCACCATTACCATTCCTGCCGGAAAATACGGCTCCGAAATCAGCCAGGCCGACGCGGACAGCAAGGCGGAGGCCGAATACAGTTTACTCAATACACAAGTATATGCCGATACGTATGGCAGTTGTACAGCCGCGCCGGAGCTCTACGTGGTGGCGGTGCCTGCTGGAGAATGGCGCTATCGGGCCAACAACGGCAATAAGTTTGCCTTTGAATGGTATCAGCCAGGCGATCCAGGCACCATAAAAATCGGCAATACCTGGGATTTGCAAGGCCAGTCCAGGGCTTATGTGTACGCGCAATATTCGACGGATTTAAACTTTCCCGTTCGGCCATCCGATTGGCGATTTAGTGTGTATGGTACGCCAGTCAGTAGCGTCAATTTGATGATTTACCAGAACGGGGTTTTACGCTATAATCAGAACATTACAATGAATAGTGACGGCTACCAATACATGGGCCTAAATGATAAGGTTACGCTGGCCTCAATGGATCGACTTTATTTTAAAGCTACTCAACTCTAACCCATGAGCCTAGAAATTAGACTAAACGGCCAGGCCGTGGATCTTACCCCAGGGCTCCAGGTTTCGCTGGAGCTGGTAAATCCGTACCTGGTTTATGAGGATATTTTGAGCAGTTCGTCAACGGTGCCAGCCTTACCGGCCACCAATCGAAACCGGATCATCATGGGCTTTCCTGATTTGCTCCAGAGCGACGCGTTAGGAATGCGTTACGATTGTGAAAAGTACTATAATGGCCAGTTACTCCAGAGCGGGGTGGCCATCCTGACCGAATCCGCCGAAACGTTTGCCTTAACGGTGGTTCAGCCATTGGGCGAACTATTTGGCGACTTACAAACCAAAACGTTGCCAGAAATCCCGTTTGGAACTCTGGCTCTCCCGGTAGTGCTCACACCCGTACTGCAATCGTTTGGCCGAGACGTTTTGGCATTTCCCTCTATCCTGAATGCCGATTTTTACGGCAGCAACGGCGGGGCCATTTCCTACAGCGGAATGGTCAACAATTACACGGCAGGAGCTTACGCCACGGCGGGGCCAGTTGTACCGATGCCCTTTTTAAAAGAGATCCTGTTGCGGCTGGCCGAATTAACAGGCGTTACGCTTTCGGGCCAGTTCCTGGATGATCCAGACTTAAGCCAGCTCCTGCTTTACAACACCAGGGCATTAGATGGCCGTACCACCATCGACCTACGCCAGCACTTGCCGGAAATGAGTATACCCGTATTTTTCCTGGAGCTGAGAAAACTCTTTAACCTGGCCATGAGTGTGGACACGGTGGATAGGTCTATTCGGCTCGATTTTACGGACTCGTTCCATAAAGCGGCCACCAGTATCGACTGGAGCAAAAAAGCGCTGAAAACGTTTAAAAAGCGGCCAGAAATGGCCAGGCGTCTCCAGTTGGGCAGTGAGCAGGACAGTAACGACGCACTGACCAAAGACAAACCGGATAGTCTGACCGATTACCTTACGCCGGAAATCGACAGCGAAACCACGATTAGCCCACTAACCAGCAAATTCTCTACCCTGCTAACGGATCCGGCCACCGGCCTAGCCATAACCAAGCAGGCCGGGATTACTGAGCAGTTTAGCCAACTGGCTAACAAGTTCGGGCCGCGCCTATTGTTCTGGAATGGGGTTGTAAATGGCCAGCCAACGGCCACGGCCAGCCGGGGCAATTACTCACTGTACTGGAAAGGGCCGCAAGGCCTGGCCGCTACGTTCTGGCCAATGACGGAGCAAAACAGGACGCGCCGGTTTTATGTGGAGCGCTCCCTGGATTTAACGGAGGTAGACCTGGCCAGGCTGGACTTTTCCAAAAAAGTGCATATTAACGGAATGGATTACTTTATAGCAAACGTGGCTATTTCATTACCAATTAAATCGCCAGCTACTGTGCTCCTATTAAAGGCATAATATATCTATCAACAGAATTCAGTAAATGAAATATATATTTCATTTACTGAATTCTGTTGATAGATATATCTTCAATTATTTTTCTAATTGCTACTGCAATTTCCGCTAAAGGTTCATCAATATTGGTAAATGTCGATATGGGACGTGCATTTTTTGGGAGACCTTGCAATTTCGCATATGGAAGACCGATAAAATCACAAGGCTTACAGAAAATAGGGATTACTTTGGTTTGTTTATTGTCGTGCCGCTTGATTGCCTGTAAAAGTTCATTATGCCATATATACTCAGAAGCATTAAAATTTGCACTTATTAATAGCAATATCAATTCTGAATCTTCTAGTTCTCTCTTAATTTCTTCATCCCATTCAGCCCCCGGAAGAATTTTCCGGTCATTCCATATAGATATTTTATTGGTACGCTTTAGAGAAGACAGATGCTTGTCTAGGGCTATTTTTAAGTCTTCATCACTGTGAGAGTATGATAAAAAAACTCGCAAGTTCAAATTGTTATTTAAAGTTGTCGCTAAAGGTTCAATTTGATGATTGTGATTGTAGCTATTTTCTGTATAATTGTAGCCTTCAATTTCATCTGCTATGGATAAAATTGTATTGTTTATTTGAGAAATAATTATTTCTGAATTAACCAATATATTCTTGTTAGCATCACGCCTATAGTTAATATATCTGGCTTTACATAATATTGCTTGATTATATAGTTCCTTATTTTTGGAATACAAATAATTTATCAATAAGTTTAAAGCATCAAGAGTGGCGCTATTTTGTATTAATTGATAAACATCATCTTTAATCATAACTACTTCTTTGAGATCTCTGATTTTAATTTTTCGATTATTAAATCTTTTTCAGTTAACATTTGCTTGTAAGTAACAAATACGTCAGATAATATTTTGATGTGTTCTGCTCTTTCCTCCGTTTGCTTTCGCAGCAATTCAAGTTCTTTTTTTAAGTTAATTAATTCATTTTTTTCTTCTTTTAGTATATTGTATTCTTCTTTTAGCGCATCGTACTTCCTTTGTTCCTTATCAATCCTTAAAGATAAAAGTTCAATTTCTTTCAATAAAGATTCTCTATTTTTTTCATGATCTTTTGCTTCTTTTCTTTTAACATTTAATTCTTCTATTAAGACTACTATAACCTGATTGATATTTATTAACTCTCCTCTGGATTCTTCAATTTTATTAGTCTGCGTTGTTTGAATACTCATCAATAAGCTGTCCGAGTTGTTCAATGATAATGAGACATTTTCTTGTCTAAATCTACTCTTTAAAAGAGGAAGGTCATTTATTAGTTCTGAAAGATTAGCAGTTATTTTGGAATACTCTTTTTGAAATGTACCATAGTCAATAACATTCTTAATATTGTCATGTTTAAGTCGAGTAAATTGTGAGGATAAAGTAAGAAGAGTATCTGAAATAAGTTCACCTTCTAAGTCATTTTCAACTATAGAGCTGTTAAATAGTTTGATGGCTAAACCAATTTCCCCTGCCTCTAAATTTTTTCTAAGTTGTCTTTGGATAGAAACTAGATTCATACTTATAAACTATAAAATTGTAACCATTTATCGTAAAAATACAAAAAAACGCTTTCTTTGATTAAGCGATAAATAATGTTTGCAAACTACTAAGAATTAGCAACATAACAATAAAGACTACATTTCATAGATCTCAATTACATAGCACTTTTATGTCCTTTCCAGCCCTTGGCCTTCGTTTTAGCTTGCTCCCAAAACAGCAAGCTATGGAACAAACTACCGGCATCCGTGGGGATACCAGGGCCGAATGGCTCACCAGTAATCGAGACGCAGCCAAAATACTCGACCAATACATTCTCCAGGCCGAAAAGGCATTTATAAGCCGAATCCAGGCGGCTGGCTTAACCCTAACCGGAGAGCTCCTTTCCAGCTTTCGACACGAAGCGGCCATTATTGGCCAGGACTATGTTTCGGCTAAACTGGAAATGGCTGGCTATGGCCGGATTAAGGATTTACGGCGTATGAACTACAGCCGTACACCTCCATTAATCGCAATAGAGAACTACGTGGAAAAGGTGGGAACGGCCAACTTTCGGGAGGTGCCAGGCTATGCGCCGGGGCGCTTTCCAGCCACCGAAGCCAAAGCCGTGGAGCGCCTAGCCTGGGCGTTCAAAATGAAGTTCATACGCCAGCCCAACGTGGTACGCGGCTACCGGGGCATCTACTCCGATCCATTGTTAAAGGACGTTTTACCCTACCTGTTTTCTGATTTGGCCACGGCCTGCAACTTAACGGCCAGCCGGGCCTTTAAAGTGGCCTTTTCCGACTAATGGCATTAAATCTAAACGAGGTAGCCACACTCACCCTTAAGCTAAATAACGGTGATGTCAGCAAGAGTATAGACGAGCTCAACACCAAAGCCAAAGAGCTAAAAAAGACCATCAACGAAATAGAGAAAGATGGCGGCAAGGGGAGCGAAAACTGGAAGAAATACAAGGGCGAATTGGCCGACGTACAAACGGCCACGGCAGCACTTAAAAAGGAGGTGGATCTGACCACACTCAACTATGGCCAGCTCGACAATTTGGTGAAGCAATTGACCAAAGATCTAAAAGGACTTAAGCCAGGAACCGACGAGTTTGTAGCAGCCTCCAAGCGACTAGGCGACGCCGAAAAGCAATTTAAGGCCGTAAAGGAGGAGGTAAACAAACTCAAAGAGGGCGGGGAGGCTCTAGGCCAGCCAACGCTCTGGAATAAGATTACCACCGGGGCCGGGAACATGTCGAAGGTGTTCCAATCGTTTATGGCCCTCCAGATTATCGGGTTCATAATCGACATCGGCAAAAGCATCTTTGAGACCACCAGCAAGTTCGAGAAGTACGGGAAGGTTTTAGAGACCGCTCTGGGAAGCCAGAAAGAGGCACAGAGTGCAATGGCCGCGTTGAAAAAGCTGGGCTCTGAAACCGCCTTTTCGGTGGAGGAACTCACCGAAGGGTACGTAAAAATGGTGAATCGGGGCATGAGGCCGAGCCAAAAAGAAATGGTGGCTATGACCGATTTAGCGGCCAGCCAGGGCAAAACCTTTGACCAGTTGGTGGAGGCCGCACTGGATGCCCAAACGGGCGAAAATGAACGATTGAAAGAGTTCGGGATTTCAGCTAAAAAATCAGGCGACCAGGTAACGCTTTCCTTTAAGGGCGTCAATGAGACGGTGAAGAATACGCCCGAAGCCATCCAAGGGGCGATTGTCAAGTTTGGCGAAATGAAAGGCGTAGCGGGTCAGAACGCCGACATGATGAAAACCCTGGACGGCCAAACCTCGAACCTGGGGGACAATTTCGACGCGCTCAAAACGGAGATTGGCGAGCAGTTGAAACCGGTTTTTTCAGCCATCATTTCGACCATGAGCTATGGCATAACGGTCATTAGCACAATGGTTAAAGTAGTGGGAACACTCATAACCGTCGTTACCACCTACTGGAGTACGCTGGCCGATTTTGCGGTGGGATCGGCGGGGGTGATGAAAAACTTAGGGACGGCCATTGGCCTGTTTTTAAGTGGCAATTTCGAGGCCGCTGGTAAGGCCTGGGATCAGACCAAAGCAGCGGGGGCCAAAGTGATAGCCGACGTTAAAACCAATGTCAAGGAGGGAGCCGCTGCCGTGGTGGCCATTTGGGCGGATCCGGCCAGCGTGACAAAGGCCGAATTTGCCGGAAAGAAGCAGGGCGAAGCCCACGCTAAAGGGCTCAGTGATGAGCAAAAGAAGGCACTGACCCAAGCGGCAAAAGAGGAAGAAAAGGCCCGAAAGGCCGATTTAAAAGAGCATGAGCAGGCACTTAAGGAACGAGAAAAAGCCAACCAGAAAGCGCTGGAGGATTTGGCCCAAATTGAGGCAGACGCTCACATAGCGGGCATAAAGGATGAGCTCCAGCGGGAAATAGCCAAGATTGGAGCCAAGCGGGATTTGGCCGCAGAGGCCATCATGAGGGGCATCCAAAGCGAGGATCTAAAAAACAAACAGATAGCCGCGCTAGACCTCAAAATGGAGGAAGATGTGGCCAGGGTAGTAGGCGAATTTGCCGAGAAAAAGCGCCAGAAAACCGAAGAAGAAGAAGCCAAACGGCTGGCCAATACCAAGTTTGTTTTGGAGCAGGAACGACTGGCCGAAAACGCCATGCTCGATCTGAAGGAGCTCCAGGCCAAAGGCAACGCCACCAAGTTGGCTGCGATCCACCAGGAGCGGCTTACGATCCAGTTAAACGCCACGATTCAAAAGCTAGATGCCGAAGAAGCCGCCGAAAAGGCCAAAGCCACCCGTGAGATAACGGATAAAGACCAACTAGCCACCACCCTAACGGCCATTGAGAATCGCTACCGAACAGAGCGGGAACTGGCCACCGGCAAAAACGCGGCAGAAATTGCCAAAATTGAAACTGAGCTAAAGGAGAAAAAGAACGCCATTTGGTCAGAGACCAGCCAGGCCTTTAGCGCCATTCTAAAGGGCGATCTATCGGGCTTTATCGACCACGCCAATAAGATTGTAACGGGCGAACAGCAGGCCTGGCAAAAGCGGCTCCAGGAGAATACCGAGAAATACGCAGCCGTTGGGGAGATGGCCAAACAGGCCGCACAGTTCCTGGCCGATCTGGCCAAACAACGGGCCGATAAAGAGATCGCCGAAGCCAAACGAGAACGAGATGAGAAAGTAGCGATTCTAAATGACCAGGTGGCCGTAGAGCAGAACGCGATCACTGACGCAACCGCTGCCATCGACAAAACCAAGACCGAATCGAGCGAGAAAATAAAAGCGCTCAAACAGGAAGAAACCGACAAAATCACCAGCCTGGAAACACTCTACTCCAATGCCAGTAACGCACAAGGTAAGGCCGATATGGAGGCCGAAATTGAGCGCTCCAGGCAGGAGAAAGCGGAAAAGACAGCAGCGGCCAAAGCGGTACATGACGATGCCATAGAGAACGCCAAAGATGAAAAGCAGCAAAAAATAGACGCTGCCGAAGCCACCCGAGATGCGGAAATAGCTAGCATCAACAAGCGGACAGAGCTGGATTCAGCCACCCGCAAAAAGATGATCCAGGAGAGCAAAGACCGCGCTGAACTGGAGATCAAACAGGCCAAAGAGGACTTTGAGACGAAGACCAAATTATCAAAGGAGGAATACGAGAAAAAGACCAAAGATGCCACCGAGGAAGCCGAGAGCAAGATTAAACTCTTGAAGGAGCTGGAGACTGCTGATAAAGACCGGGCCAAAGAATTGATCCAGACAGCCAAAGACGAAGCAGCGGCAAAGGTCAAAACGGCAGAGGAAGAGAAGGCCGCTAAACTCAAACTGCTGGAGCAGGAAAAAGCGACCCGTATCCAGAACAAAAAGGATTTGGAGGCTGCTATAGATGCCGAGAATAAGAAAGCCAAAGCCATAGAAGTAGCGGCTAAAACAAAGGCCTGGGAGGCTCAAAAGAAAGCCGATATTGCCAGTGCACTGATTACCGGGGCACTGGCCACGCTCAAAGCGCTGGCCTCTGGATTCTGGCCGGTGAACCTGGTATTTGCAGCCGCATCGGCAGTAATGACGGCTATCCAGGTAAACAGCATTCGCAACCAGTCAACGCCACAGTTTGCACAGGGCGGCTTTATTCCACAGGGAGGGCGGCATGGATCCAGTTACGGCACTGGAGGGCTGGCCATTATTGATAGGGCCACCGGCCAGGAGCGGGGCGAAATGGAGGGCGAAGAGGCCATAATAAGCCGGGAACAAACCCGCGCCAATATGCCACTAATCCAGAAAATGTTTAGAAACGCCAGAACGCCAGGCCAGCGCAATAAACCAGTAACGGACTACCGGGGCGCTGCCTTCCGAGAGGGTGGTTTGTTGGACGCGGCCAGGTATTCTAACTCTATGTTTGTCTATGGTGGGATAGTTGGTAATAAGCGCCGGTATGATGCCGGTGGGGTGGTGCTTAACGATGATCCAGAAGCTGCTGGAGGCCTGGCAGAAGGCCAGCGAGCCCAAAGCCAGGCAATGGAACAGGGTAAAATGCAGATTAAGCTGTTAAGTGAAATTATCGACGTAAACAAAGCCACCGGAGAGGATTTAAAGCGGGCTATGAGAACGCTGGCCAGCAACATAGATAACTCACTATCTACCCTTACTAGGAACAATAACCAGGCACTGGCCAACCTGGCTACCACTACCCAGAACGGCCTGGATACGATGGCTGGCCAGGTAGGTGGCTTAAAGAGATCCGTGAACGCGGTAGAGGGAGCCGTTTACCAGGTGAAAAACGCGGTGGATGGCGTACAGGGGGCCGTTTGGGGCACGAACCAGGCGGGGCGTTTGGATGCCTTAATTAGCCGAATTTCCTCTTTTAAATGATATTTTTAATCAAAAAGGCAGCTTATTAAACAAGCTGCCTTTTGGGGTTTATTTACTTGATGAAGTAATATCGGGTACGTTTAACCAGGACAGTTTTATTCCACTCTAATTCTTCAATTTTGTTTCCATCTATATCATATTTGAAAACAGTTCTTCGATCAGTTGGGGCTAGTGCTAGCTGACCATCCGTATAATACTTATTCCGTTGATAGAATTTCGACTCTATTAGCTGTTGCTTATCGTCGTAATGATCTGTGCGAACGAGTATTTTTCCTTGATTTCCAGTATGATAAATAGCAGTCAAATTGCCATAACTATCATAAGTATACTCACTAAGATCACCTGTATCACCATTCTTTGTATATGTAGTAGAGCCAATTTGGTTCCCTTCGGCATTGTACGAATATGTGGCTGCCAAATGAAATTTATCTTCATTATATAGCTTATTATATAGCTCTGTTTGTTGCCTTTTCGAATTGAAAACACGTTTTTGATGAACTAGTATTTTCCTATTGGGGCTCAATTGTTGATAATCGGTTTGATTTCCATCGTTGTCATAGGTATAGACAAATACTTGCATGAGATCCCCATTTTCATCATAACCTGTTTCTTGAATTTTTAGGCCTTTATCATTATAAGTAAATATCCCATCATAGCTATGCTTTCCATTGGGATTATAATTTTTTCTCTTTGTCATATTGCCAGTACTATCATAAAAATTATGTGAAACTAGGCTGCTATCGTTTGTGACAATATCATAATCATAAATAAATCCCTCTTTAATGTGATTCTTTTTACGAGTCAGCCGCTCTAGTTCATATTTTTTCTCTTCATTCTGAGCGTGAAGAGTGAGACTTACTAAGGTGAAAATTAAAATGGTGAGTTTGGAAATCATACGAATTAAGTGATTTTTAAGCGCTACAAGATTACTGTTTCTCTCTTAATATTCCCAAGTTGTTTATTGTCTTACATAGGATAGTTATGTGGAAAAATCAATAAATACTGAATTGTGTATTATTTCATATCTTTACCAATCCCGTTAGCGATCTACTGTATGAATAAATCTCTTCTTTCTGAATGCGTAAACGCGTTGTTCTTTCTGTCCCCAAGTACCTCAAAAAGTATCTGTTAAATCCTGAATTTGGCGACCTGGTAGACGGGGCTCTTTCGGTTAGCGGTCGCTCTCTGGTTGGCTCCTACATCGCCAGTATTACCAGGCCGATTTTATACCCCATTCCCAAACCCGACATTACGGGCGCCAAGCTGGTTATTTATTACCCCAATCGGGATCGTACGATGGAGGTGCCTCCTGAGAAATACGCCAGCCTGGTTAAGTCGTTAGATGAACAGTTTCGGCGCTCGCTGATTTGTGAGGTCAGGGCCTTGCATGAGCTATGCGGGGGCGACTATTCCCGCTTTATCCGCAATTTCCTGGCCCGCTATCATATCGAGGCCGATGTGGATATTGACTTTGATACCGTTCGTAAAATCTACCGGGACTACCTGGAGCGAATGGACAAAGCAAACCGGGAACTGGTGGCCGCTGAGTAAACTCGTAAAAAAGTTTGCATTAAAAAGTCCGGCCTGGAGCAGTTTGGGCCGGATTTAAACAGATTAGGCCGGATGCGTGCAGTTTGGGCCGGGCTGTTTAGCCACAAAAACGCCCTCCATTTGACATGGAGGGCGTTTTTGTTTTCTGGTACCCTATAAACTTATGTCCTTTCCAGTGGTGGGCCAGGCCATTACTTTTGGCCTATTATGGTACTAACCGAGCAATCGTTTGGCAGCTATCAACAACAGCCTAACGCTGGCCAGGTGGCCAGACTTAAGCTCCTACCGATAGAGGCCGTGCTGGCACTCTCACCACCGGGGGAGTGGCCAGCTCCAGCGCCGGGAATCATTTCCCGTTTTGGCCTGGCCGTGGCCGGTGGATCCGTAGCCACGGAGTTAATCTTTCCCATTGGCGGGGGCTCATTCCAGGAGAGCAGCGAAACCAGCGGAGCCGGAACGGCCTGGAGCCTGGAGCTGATGGCCACCATTCCCAAAAACCAGGCTGGCCTGCTGGATTGGATCCACCGAAACAAAGCCAGGCGCTGGCTGGCTCTCTGGCTCGACCGGAATGGCCTAGCTTACCTGGCGGGCGAATGGGGTAATGGTTTACGCATGGAGGCCAGTAGGGCCGTAGGATCCATCAACAGCCAAACGCTCACCTTTCGGGGCCGGGCTACCCATCCGGCCTGGTTCCTGGAAACCTTCGACTCGACCCAACTCTTTGCCGATGTCGATTTCGATTTAGCCTTTGACCTATCCTTTAACGCGTAAACCAACAACTAACAACACGACTAACGAATGGCAGCACCAGACGACACAGCGCTAAAGGCGCTCATTAATTCCAACATTCCCGATGCAAACCCTGGCCTACCACGCCGGGGCACAGCGGCCTTTGTACGGGCGGCTTTATTTACCCTCATTGATTGGGTCAAGACGGCCATCAATGGCAACCTGACTACCTGGCTACGGACATCCGATAACCAGCCTGGTGGCAGTAATGCCGATGCGATTTACCGGGCGGGCAAAATTTCCCTGACGGGCAGTCTGGATACCAAAGTTCAATCGACGGCGGCAACAATGGCCGCTACAGCCCTCTATCAGTCAGCACTTCAAGTGCAGGGCTCGATTGGGAGTGGGCCAGCTTATCTCGAATTTCTGGTTCCGGGAGTTGGGATACAACAGTTTGGCGTTGATTCGGATGCGGTCTTGAAGTATCGACCTTATGGGGCGGCTGTGGCCTATCCGATCCTCATCAACGAAGTTAGCCAGGTCGTTAAGCTGGCGTCGGTACTGGGCAGTAGACGCATCGTTCTCTACGATGCAACGGGCAATGACCACCAATTTTTCGGGTTGGGTATCAACAGTGCCATTTTCCGGTATCAGGTTTCCGACACCTCATCGGCTCATGCTTTTTATGCGGGGCTGACTCCGGCCACCAGTAAAGAACTCATGCGGATTCAGGGCAATGGGTTGGTGGACGTGACGGGTATGACTCGTGTCAAGTCGTTCACGGTTCCCACCTCGGATTCTGGGGTCGAAATCATTTATGGGGCTTCACCAGGGAATGGGGCTATTTTGTGTTACGACCGCACGAACGGTGTTTACCTGAATCTTAACCTGGATGGGGCCACGGTGAACGTCAACTCGGGTAATGCCACCAATGGAAAGATGGGGGTGAATACGGGCTCACCTACCAGCGCCTTGCATGTAAAAGGAGCCACCGGCCACCAGCAGTTGCGGTTAGAGACTTCCTACACGCCCACCAGCAGCAGCGATGCTAACGGAGCGATAGGGCAAGTGGCCTGGGATGCCAATTATGTCTATGTCAAAACAACAGCAGGCTGGAAACGGACTGCCCTCAGTACATTCTAACAACCTTTTTTTACTACACTTTATGGAGTCAATTAGTCAACCCATCAGCCCCGAAAAGCCAACCGGATTTAAACGGGTAGGCAAGCATTTAAACTTTGTAATTACCGAAGATTTGAACATGGTTCAACAGGTACGGGTAATTACCCTGGACACGGCCACCAGTAAGCCAATGACCGACCTGATAGAAGCCGACGAAACACTAACACCAGCACAACGCCAGGCCAGCCTGCAACGGTACGCCGATCAAATCGTAACGCGGCAAACCGTTGGCTCTTTGGTGAATGCCGCTGGCCAGGTGGTGGAGCTAGGAACCGAGGGCGCCATAAGCCAGCGGGATTATTTCCAGGCCATTACCCTGGGAGACCTGAAAAAGATGGGCTTACCGATAAGTGACAAAACGCCGGTTACGACCCTTATCTACGCGCTGATTCAGGGCGAAATAGCCAACATCGACCACCGGGGCGAATTGTAAGCATGGAACAAGGGGAGCCCATTTTTATTGGTCGATTGGATACGGATTACAGCCTAATCGTTGTCATGTCCAGCCAGTTACCCAAAACCGACCAAATGCTAGTATTTCACGATATACTAGTCGAATTGGCCGATTTGCGGGTTTTGTTGATTCCTGCCGACTTTCTGACCGATTGCCACAGCACACCACCCTGGAGCCAGAGCGTACTGCCAGCCTATGACAATAAAACGAACCTGGCCGCAATGGGCCATGATCGACTCTATACGGATTGGGAGGCATTTACGGATACTTATCAGGAGTTACTGAGGTTAACTCCCAAAGCAGCCAGGGCTTACGCAGATGGCGTTTACCTGGAGCTAATGGAACGGTTTAACCCTGGGCGGTTCAGAAATAAGATCTATTACGCCGGGGTTCGGCTGTTTGGGTGGTGGAATTGGCGCAAATTCAGAAGCCAGGCAGGAAAGGGATAAAATGCAAAAAGGCCAGACCTAGATAAGACTGGCCGTTTTGCATTTTTCTTAAATTTGTTGAATAACTCATGTTATGTTATTCGAATAAAGACAGAATTTGCAAGATAGATTATATGCGTGTCATCTGGTTTTATTGCAAATCTTTCCAAGTCTCATAAATGGCTTCACGTAGAGAGATTGTATCGTTTTTGTAGTCTTTCCACGTAGCCGAGTTTAGCACTATTTTATCAGCCTCAGAGAGGGAAATATTTAATACTTGAATTAATAGTTTTATCGAATCCGCTTGGCTCAACCCTATATTTTTAAGCGATAAAAGGCCTGCTTCAATGTCTTTTTGAGGTCCAAAAGCATTCGAAAAAGTAGCTTTGCTATCCATAAGTAATGTGTTGTATAAGTGGCAATATGTTAATCTAGATGCCTTTGCTTGATTATTACGGCACTCGATATGGATTCAACTGGCCACAGTTCAATCAAGTAATGATCTTTCCCCTCAATACCCATCCGATCAATTGTATTCTGGCCACCATAGTAGATCCGAAGCCGCCAATTAGGGCCAGCCCCTTCAATTAGCAATCCATTCTGTCCCTCGTTAGCTAATTCAGCAATTAAGATACCTGAAGATTGGGTTCTTATCGAGCATTCAACACTTTGGTCCCATTTGTCTAAGGAATGAATGGGCGGTTCTGTTTCTAAAACAGCTACTTCGATAGGAACATTGAAGTTTCTAAACGTCTCCATTACTATTAACCTGCCATTCTCTTTTGAAGCGAACATATCTATACTATCCTGCTCAGTCCACCAATCTGCTTCAATTCGAACTGTTGACCAATCTAAGCAAGCATCGTAAATAAATACCTGAAAGTAGTCGGCAAACAGACTAAGAGTATAGGTTTTTATCATTCAAATCTGTTGTATAATCTAACGTTATGTTAATAAGCTTCAAATCGACACTGTCTTATTAGTCGCCACAAGCTACAAAATTTACTAACAAAATCACGAGCCAGCTCCAGCCAGATCGGAACGCCGAAACGGCTGGTTTTTTTATGTCCTTTCCAGAGCCTTTTGGCCGTGGCAACTTTACGACAACAACGCCAAATAAGGCGATAAACAACAAATTGAACGCATTTTTTTAATGAATGGACTTTTAACCATTTCGGGACTCTGGCACGTAGAGGCTTCCTTTGCGGCTCGAATGGAGGCAATGGCCAGGCCACGGATCCTGGCCGGAAAAGAGCCAATTGCACCGGGGCTAATCTCGGAGCACCCTAGCCTGGCCATTCGGGCCACCTTGCAAACAGCGGGCCTCCAGGTAATGGCGGGCACCATCTCCTATTATGAGTATGTGGCCACTCAATACACCGTGGACGGGGTTTGTGTGATTCCCATCATTGGCACGCTTACGCGGTACGGGTTGTGTTCCTGGGGCTATGAGGATCTAGCCGGACTGCTGGCCGTAGCCGACAAGATGGAGGACATTAAATCCATCCTGCTACGCATTGATTCCGGGGGCGGGGCCGTCGATGGCCTCAAAGCACTGGCCGACGCGATCCGGGCCATGAAAAAGCCGGTGGATGTATGGACGAACTTTTGCGCCAGCGCGGCCTATTTTATCGCCAGCCAGGCCCGCTACATTTGGCTAGAGGATTCTCCGTTGCCAGTTATTGGATCCATTGGCACGCTGATGGTCTACACCGATCAGAGCAAGGCGCTAGAGCAGCAAGGCCTGGCCGTGGAGATTTTCCGCGCGACCGAGAGCGTAGACAAAGCCACCGCCAACGGCATCGAGCCACTTTCGGACGAGGTACGGGCCGAAATTCAGACCATGCTGGACGCCTGCCAAACCCAATTTGTGGGCTACGTTCAGCGGGGCCGGGCTGGCCTATTGAAATCCGACGAATGGAAAACGGCCAAACTATACGGCACCAATAAAGCCCTAGCCATTGGCCTGGCCGATTTCAAAGGCACACTCAACCAGGCCATTAAAAAGAGCGCTCAGGCAACGGCCTAATTCACTCACTCATTCATTCACCCGTCAATCTATGGCACAAGTAAAGCAGACCCTGGCCGCGTTTATGGCCTCCTTTTTCGGAAAGTCCGAAACCGTAATTTCTGAAAAGCTCTCCACCGATGAGCACAACCAATTTACTTCTGAAGCGCTGGAGCTCCAGGAAAAACTCACCGGGCTACAAACCCAGGTAACGAACCTGGAAACCGAGAAAGGAACGCTCCAGACCACAATTAACACCCTGCAAGGGGAAAAGACGACACTGGAAAGCGATAAAACCACGCTCCAGAACTCACTCAACCAGACCCAAACAGACCGGGACAAGTACAAAGCCTGGTTTGAGAAACAGGCCGGGGTAGGGGCTCAACTACCAGAAGGGGATGAAACCAGCAAGGGCGAGCAAACCCTAACCCCGTATAACCAGCAGGCGCTGGAGGTATTCCGAAAAAGCCGAAACTAGCCCTTAGACGGGGCATGATTCAGTAAGTAACAAACTTCTACTAAATTATTTTAATCGCTTTACATGGCACAAACACAAGGGTACGATTTTACCAAGCTACCAAGCGCCTTAATGCAGGTTTTTGATGGCAAAAAAGAGATTATCACCGACGTACTGGTAGACGGTGACGCTAAAATTCGGGAGCTCTATCAGCTTCTGGTGACGGATAATAAGAGCCCGCTGATTAATCTCCAGATTATGGATATTCTTCGGGCAGCTACTGACGATTTCAGCCCATCAGCGGGAGCGCTCCAGTTCGGGGCTCGGATTCCCAGTTTTGAAGACGTGGACATTGATTTACAATTCACTACGGGCGAAATTCAGACGCTTTACCGTTCGTATCTCCAGTATGTGAAGGGCTTAAGCTCGGAAAAGGAAGTGCTGGCCAATCCCTTCGAGGTGTTCTTTTTAGAGCAGATCCTACGCACAGCCCGCGCCAACCTGGTAGAGCGAGCAAGCTGGAAAGCGGTTAAGAATGCCGCCAATACAGGTTCGGTTTACGCCATTACGGGCCTATTGTCGAAAATGACCGCTGGCCGACAGGCTGGAACGGGCGACATTCCAGCCGGTAACGTGTTAACGGCGGCAACGACCATTGACGACACCAACAGTTACGAGCAAATGCTGGCCCTTTGCCAGGTGGTAGAAGCGCAAAACCAGGCCATGCTGGAAATTCCGTTGCAATTCCGTTGCTCTCCTGGTTTGGTTCGGAGCATCAACCGACGACGGCAGGCGAAGTTTCCAAACACGGTACGGCCAGGCGAGAACATGACCAAAATCGACGGGTACGAAAACATTACCCTGGTGCCGGACGTGGGCCTTTCGGGCAAGTTTACGCAGGTTATTACGCCAAGCTCTAACCTGAATTTCGTGTGTAACGAAGATGTGAGCGCCTACACGTTGACGGTTGTAAAAGATGTTAAAGCGGTCAAAATCAACATCCGTATGAGCGTAGGCTTTGATTACGGGTTCGGTAAGTTCACCTTCTTAAACGACAAAGTTTAACTAGCCCAACCGGCCACCACGTATAGGGGTGGCCGGTTTACATTTCTTCTCTAATTTTTTCAAGTTCAATTAACTAACAACAGCAAATACAAATGCAGCTTTTAAAGATTTTAATGAGTTTGGCCCTGGTATTTATCGGGGCACTGGTGGCCACCGAAACCGGCAGCGTATTGGCCGGAGTGGTGGCCATACCGCTGGCCAGCTATGCGGTTACGGCCACGACTGGCGTATCCCTGTTTGCTAGCCACGGCTTGGCCGTTGCCACCCTGGCCGCGCTCAACCGGACACCACAGCAAACCGTAAACCCTGGCGGTGGCCGACGTTTGTTTTTGATTCCTACGGATCAAATTACGGGCGAATGGCCCAAACGAGCTGATATTACAGCCGGAGAACTAACGGTAGTGCCTACACTGGTAACAGGGCCACCCGTAGGCACGTTTGTCGAAGTGCAAGTATCGGACAACTCCCTAAAAGTTGATGAAGCCTTAAAGGGGCCAACGGGCTACCAATCCTGGGAGCAGAGCCTGGAGGTAAAAGTGGCCGGTTACACTAAGGATCAAGTGGCCGCAGTCGAAAAGCTAATTAATACAGAAGTGGTGGCCGTTGCCATCCTAAATGATGGCCAGCGAGTGGTTTTAGGTACGTCGTTATCAGGTCTACAATTTGAAGTCACCCACACCTCTGGAGCTAAAGGTGGCGACCGGAGAGAGTGGACAATGAAGGCCAAAAATGATGGCTACATGTTCGGTTATATTCCATTAGGTAACGCGCTGGCTATTGCAGGCGTAACGCTGGCTTAATCAATTCACCCTTTAATCAGTTAAAAGGCCTCACTACCGGCAGGCGTTCCTGCGGCAGGCGGTGAGGCCTTTTTTATCCTTCCCAATGGCAAAAAAAGTAGTAGTTCTCAATGAGGCAACAGGCGTAAAATTCGGGTTCGAGGAACGTACTGTAATCGTGAGCGATCAAATGGCCGTGGCCGACGCTGAACGCATCGAAAAGGATTATCCTGGAGTTTATTGCAAAGTTGTAAATGAGTCAGAAGCGACTCCAGTAACAGACAAAACAAAAGCCGAAAAAGCGGCATAGTGCCGAAATAGTATTTTAAATAACGAGCTGTAGACTCGACGAAAAACCAAATATTATTCTTTTTCTTAAACAGCAAATGAACACAAACCAACCAACACTAAGCCAAATTAAGGCAATCGCTCAACTAGCCGAAATGGCCTATAATGCCGACCAAACCGAGCACAAAAAAGCAGCCTGGGACAAGGCACAAACGGAGTACGAACAGGCCGCAAAAGAGGTCGAACAATTGACCCCGGAAACGGAGCCTAGCGTGGCCGAAAATTTCATTCAGGAGTTAGGCCGACTGGAAGAAGCCAACCGGCAATTGGAATACCAGAAACACAGCCTAGAGCAAGAAGTTTCTTTTCTCAAAAACCAATTAAATGAGAAAGACCAGAAAATAGACGAGCTCGAAAAATTGGCACCTTCTGCAAATTCGGCCACTCCAGCCGTTACGCCAGTAGTCGAAAAAGCAGCGGCACAGGCCGAAGCAGCAAAAAAAAACAGTTAACGCCTGAATCCGCGCCGGATTCCGAAAAAGAGCGGCTTATGGTGCTGGCTGAAGGCCTACACCGTGAGGCCGCTCTTTTGAGTAATACCCTGGCCGATTTTGACGATAACGACGTAGCAGGGAGAAAGCCCGTCGTGGAGCAAATCCTGGCCATTCGGGAGCGCTGGAAAGATGCCCGGCACGAAGCAGCCACCGGCCAGAAACGCAGAGAAGAAAAAGAAGCAAAGCCCACAATGGCCAGCCAGGGGCTCCAGGCCGCTGAGATTAAACTGGAGATCCAGAAAACGCGGGTAAATATCTACAAGACTCAAACCAAACTAGAAGAACGGCCAGAGCACAAAAACGCCACGGCCTGGAAACAGGAGCTGGCCAGGCTCCAGGCCATCCTGGAGCAATACAAAGACGAACTAAGACTTTTAAGCTATGAAGCAATTAAAGAGTAATAATAAGTACCTGGAGAAAGTACGGGGCGAATTAGACGTTTTCCAGGCCTATCTTTTGGCCGGTGGTGAGCTCACACCGGAACAGTGGGCCACCTGGGATAAAATAGATTCGGCCAGAGCCTGGCTAAAGGCTGGCCATACAGATAGCCAGGTGCTGGCCATGCTGAAAAATTCTAGCAAACTTCAGGAGCGCAGAGCCAGAGAAATCTTAACGCTTTCTTACGCTGTTTTCGCTGAATTGCGCCAATCCAGGGCCAAAGAGGGCGTAAAGGATCTATACGCCGAACTATTCCGAGATGCCGCAAAAGAAGCCAAAGAGGCAGGCGATTATTACAACTTTGGTATTCTCCTGGACAAAGCGGCCAAAATAGATGGTGCTTACGATAACGAGAAAACCGTGAACGCGGACACCTACAAAAAACCGTCTAAAGTGGTCTTTAAAGTGAAGCAATTAACCCTAAATAACAACACTGGCCAGGATCCTAAACAAGTCGAAAATACAACCTATGAAATCGAACAATAACGAGAGCGCCCAAAATCGTGACGTTCTGGAAAGTGACGTTTTGGAGGTGGAAGTGAACGAAAAACAAGCCATTTTCCTGGAGGCCGTTTTTAACAATCATTTTAAAATTGCCGGTATGATTGGCGGGCGGGGCTCTGGCAAATCCATTACGCTCTCCGATTTTCTTTACCTGGCTAGTGATGAGCTCCCAAAGGCCAAATGCGGTTGGGGAGTGCCAACCATTAAAAAGGCCAAATCGAAACTGACCTCTGGCTTAAAAGCAGGCTGGAAACGCCACGGAATCCAGGAGTATGATTTTAAAACTGGCAGCGGCTGCTTTGTGCTCTGGAGAGAGCCACCGGCACACTTTGACCGGCCTTATGAAGCGCCCGACATTTGGGAGAACTGTATTAGTTTTCCAAACGGGTTTGTCATCGAATTTGAGAGCTTTAAAATGGCCGCTGCCGAAAACCGGGGGGCCAACTACGATTTATACGTTATCGACGAAGGGCTAAACTTTAAAAAGGATTGGCTTAAGGTGGTGCTCCCTACACTCAGGGCCAACGTGGGAAAGTTTGACTCTACATTCCACCAAATGTTAGCGGTTTTTAGTTCCCCTCCCTGGGATCTAGGAGGCCAGTGGATGTATGACATAGAAGCGCTTTCCAAAACCGAGCCAGAAAAGTACTTTTTCCTGGAAGTAAAAACGCGGGATAATTTGGCCTTTCTGCCAGATGACTATTTAGACACGCTGAAAAAGAGCCTCACTAAATTGGAGTATGAGGTGGAAGTGGAAGGAAAGCGGCTGACTAAAATGCCGCATAACTTTTACCCCACCTTTCAACACGCTATCCACGTTGTTAAGGATGAGAGCGACGAACTGGAAGGGAGAGCAGCCTTTAGCGGGGAGCCACTCTATAACCCTAGTCTACCGCTGGAGATTAGCTTAGATTTCAATGCTCACTTTACCAGTGCTACCCTATGGCAGAGCGACTATACAACAGCCAGGCTTATAGATAACCTATACTGTAAGGAGCCAGCCATAGACGCGGACGGGGTGGCCATGACGATGGCCCAGACGCTGGCCACGATGATAGCCACCGAGTACGAGGGGCACAAGACTAAGGAGGCGGTACTGACTGGAGACCGTAATGGTAAGAATAAATCGGCAGGCTCTACAAAATCCATGTTTCAGCAGGTGGCTGAAATTCTGGAGGCTTCTGGAAAATGGCAGGTTTCTACACAGCCGCTAAATTACAACCCTCCCCACATCGACAAGTTTAAGGACTTAAGCAACGTCTTTGCCGAGCGTACCACCAACCTAATACGGGTAAGGGTGGATGGCATACGGGAAGGCCACAGTGATCAGCATGGATAACAGCCCATTGAACATAGACTACACGAAGAGCAAGAAGAGCGAAGGCAGCAAGGTAGACCAGGAGCTAGCCACACACCTAAGTGACACAGTCGATTACTATATCCTTTGGAAGATGAAAGGGGGACGGATGGGCCAGGGCGGTGGAGATTTTGACTTAACTTATTTCTAAGTCGGGCACTTTCCAGATTTGGTTAGAGCCGTTTCATATATTCGGAAAGTGGAAAGTTCCAAAATGCTAAAGGGCGGGGTCAGGAAAGAAAAAAACGGGTAAAAGTGGGGGGTGTTTTTACAAAACAGCCTCATAATGAGGCTGTTTTGTGTTATTGAGGGTGCAAGATTTAAAAAATAGATTTATTAAAGCTTAGCAACCTGAATATCAGGCGGTTTGCTGGTCATTCTGGTTCAACTGGTTGGAAAGACTTTTCCAACTCGATAAGAGCCTGGCTAAGCGGTTACGCCGTGGTCGGGCGTAATGTTTTAGCCGCTCGGTGGATGTGAGACCTAACATCGTGGCCACATCATCGGCTGGGATTAACATCTCATTCAAGGCTAAATCGGCAAATGTTTTGCGGGCTATTTTAGTGGATAAGCGTACCGGCAAACCCACATAGGCCGCAATCAGCTTTAAGGAATCATTTCGTTTCTGGTTCGATTTGACGGGCAAAGCCTCCAGGCTCTCCCCATACTTTTTTAATACAGCCACCCCTGGCTCTAGTAACTTAAGGAAAAACTCCTTTTTGGTTTTCTGGCGCTTACCGACTAACCAGTAGTCAGCTTTTAGATCCTTGTCAATTCTAAACAGCTTCGAGGTGTAATCATAATGGTGCATACCGGTGAAGCAGTTGAACACAAAGGCGTCACGTTCTTTATCCAAGGATTCAGCCGCTGCCGGGTGAAGTTCACCCGCTTTAGCCATCGCCAGGAAATCAAACGTAATCAGCCGCTGTAACTGCTCAACGGTTAAATGAGTCGTGTCGGGCTCTTCTTCGTTAGTCTCCACTCGGAAACTAGCCAGCGGATTCTTACTAATCATTTGCCGCTCGGCGGCTAATTTCATGGCCTGCTTAATGTACTTAAGATGCTTTTCGATGTGAGCGGAGCCAAATTTTTCCACATCGGCCAGATAAATGGCCACATCGTCCATGAAATCCTGATTTAAGGAGGTAGCTGGTAATTTATCCCGCTTAGTCGCCTTGACAAAATCGGAGATATTGGCGGCATAATTGGCCTGAATTTCCAACGTAGACTGTGTAACCTTGCCCAGCTTTTGCCGCTTTTCCTGTTGCTGATAATGGTAGGCACAAACTTCTAGTAATGTAAAAATAGTTCGGCGCTCGGAGATTGTTCCTACGCCTGCTCTACTTCGTTGTTTAGTTGAAAACGCATGTTTAATGAGTGAAATAGTCACTTCCTCATTTTCGCGCTCTAAATCCTCTATGAGTTTCTCAATCCGTTGTTTGTAGGTATTGAGTTTTTTATTTTGCTCCTGTGCCCAAATGGATTTTCCCTTAAATGCCTGGTTTTCGGGATCCCATTGAGATTTTTTGCAATCAATGTGAGTCGATCCAAACTCGTCACGGTCAGCATTATACGTGAATCGCATTTGGATAAAGCCTGGTGAATCGTCAATATTAGTGTCATCGGTGGATACTTGTTTCGTTTTAGTGGTGGGTACTAGTTTAAGATTGGTGGATTTGCGGAACCAGAAAAGAACGCACAT